CATCTAGGTTCTTTTCCTTAAACTCTTTATGAATTGCTATTGCTGAACTATTCATAATAGAAGCTGCCAACGACTGAATGGCAAAGTTTTTGGCGTTATTCAAGCCGTTCTTATATTCCATTCTCAACTTCATTAGCTGCTGAGTTTGCTCAGGGGTCTTGGCCATTCGTTTCATTTGAGAGAACGGTCCTGGTTCAATAAGGCTATTCTCAAACTTCTCGTAGATTAACTTGACTCGATCTAAGTGTCGAATACGACCTGTTTGATTCTTAACATACCCAAACGTCTGCGCTTTGAGGTGACTATCACTCATCCACTTTGCTAACTCAGGGAAACCTTCTAGGTATCCGTCGATCATTTTTTGCGCTTCTCTAATGTCGATGTTGAGGGATTGACCGATCTGCCACGCACCTGCACCATAAGGGATAGCAAGCGCGATACTTTTTGCTCTCTGTCTAAGATCTGGGCGTAAGTTTTTGACATAGTTGCTATCGCTCTTCTTCGCCGACATGCCTTTAAGCTTAAACGCTTGAATAGCCACTCTACAATATAAATCCTCATTGTTGATAAATACGTTAATTAGGTTAGGGTCATTACTCACTGATGCAAATACTCGAGGTTCTAGAGAGGACTGGTCACATATAATAAGCTTTCTTCCCTCCTCAGCTTTGAGGAAGCTGCGAATAATGTTATTATACTTGAGTACCAATTCGCTTTGTTCTCCTTCCTCCAATACTCGAGGTAGCTGCTGACAGTCTGAGCTGAATCGACCGGAGGTAGTTCCATGCTGCTTGAAGTACCAATAATACCTACCATTCTCGTTTCCATCTAGGAATCGATCAACGTAGGCGGATCGGATCTTGTTAAGCTTATTGTAGTCACGAAGCTTAGCAGCCCATGCATGATCTTTGTGGATATGTTCAATGAAGTCGTCATCAAACTGATCTGTACCTTTGCGTGTTTGGCTAATTGGTTTAATCTTCATGTACTTGAAGCACATCTCAGAAAGCTGCTGCTTACTGCTGATATTAATGAATGCACCCTCTTTCTCTTTGAGGAGATCAAGGCTAATAGCAATCTTATCTTGTTCGTGAAGATCGTTTGGATCACCACTCTTGAGGAATGCTAGTCCACCATCCTTATCAATTAGCTTCTCTAAGTTCTCCTCCACACGCTTACCATAATGCCCTCTCTTCTTTGGAGGATGGTTTGTCAAAGCTCTTGCAACAACCCACTGTTGTACTTGCGGTATCTTCATTAGGTCGGATATGATCTCCTGCTCTAGTCTGTCGATGTCTGCTGTGATGTTCGTTCTAGTCTTTGTGATCAACTCCATATTCAATTCCGTACCAGTCTCTTCCATCTGAATAGTTACGGTCTTGTATAGTGGCATCACTTCCTCCTCAAAGAAGAACTCCCACAGACCTTCCTCTTTTAGGATTGGTAGGTAGTGTGTCATCACTCGAAGCGTAAGGTCGGTATCGGCTGCTGCATACTCACCTAGTAGGCGCATATCAGCTTTGAAGATTTCAAAGTTAACTTTTGTAGTAGCTCCACCATTCTTATGTATGGACTCTTTTAGCTTTACCTGCTCTTCGTTGGCTCCTTTCTCTGCATCCAAGCCTAGTTGGTCTTGAATCTCGATTGCAATGTCCTTCAAACCGAAAGGTCCATCTTCTTTAAGAGTGTGTCGAAGTAACATGGTATCGCAATATAGATCGTCTCGAAGATCAACACCATAGAAGTTCTTAGTGTACCGGACGTCAAATGATGCGTTATGCATTACCAGCTTCTTACCTTTGAGAAGGCTAATCAGCTGCCTAGCTATGTCATCACAACTCCTACCACCTATTGTAAGGTCAACTAGCTGTTGAGCATCTGCATCCCATTTACGTGTAGGGAAGTAGTAACCTTCACCAATCTGCGCAGAGACAGAGAATCCGATGATCTGACCAGTTCTTGGATTGACGCTAGTAGTTTCAGTATCATAACTAATTATATTACTGCTTCTGATGTAGTCTGCCAACTCAACAACTCCCTGCTGATCTGTGATAATTTTATAACTTTTCATAACCAAATATACTGTTTATTTTTTGAATTTACAACGATCTAGGTGCCACCTCTTCATAACGTTAATTCCTCCACTTTTGTTACAATGAGGGCATACAACAGTGGTATAGATTAGTGAGACTCTGCCAATAGACCACCCACTCTGTAAGTAAGCTTCTGGATTGTCTACTCTAATTTGCTTGTCTTCTTTTGTGATCCACACCTTGCCGGTGTGCTTTGGCGGTTTTGTTAACCTCCCCATACACCAACCGGCGGATAGATAATCGTTTACCAAGCTAGTAGGGACTCTCCTTTGTACATCATCCTTGTACATAAAGCTAGTACCTTTGGTGTGTTTAGGATCTGGTTTTAATCCTAAACGCAACCTTGTCTCGGATATCTGCTTTTTTGTACTATCCTTATGGGGACCACTACCACCACCTGGGCATTGATTCATACAGTATGGATCTGTAATCCACAACTCTCCAATAAATGCTGCTTCGTCTGAGCATAGACTCTCTTTGCTAGAGTAATGCAGTATCTCAGTGACTAATTCTCTATTCTTCTCTTGCTTCAGTCTTATCCAATTCCCCGAACCTTTGTATCCATCCTGCAGATTGTTTGTTCTATGTTGACCTATATAATACTCTCCAGTAAGAGTGTCAGTGGTTTTGTAAATTATATAATATGTGTGTTGCATATGATACCTTTATTATAAATAGTCGCACCGTAGGCAATAACATATACCTACTAATCTTTTTCCAATAAAGCAATTAACTCCTTGATAACTGCAAACTCAGTAAAGTGTAGTGAGAAGTGTTTGTCGTCTGAGATTACTATATCCCAACCTTCCCCATCACTCCACTCTGTCACTTCTAGGTAGTCATGCTCTTTATGCCAAGCATCTACTAATGGTACAAATGCGGATTTTCGTTGTCTTATTTCGATCTTACTAGGATCTTTGATCCAGCTCGATTGTTCATCCTCCTCAGGCTCTGCTTCAGCTTGTTCTTGGTTGCGGATATGCTTTCGAATATCACCAATTGTGTAGATTCCTTGTGCTGTGTTATCGGTTGGAATGACAGGTGTTTCATCTGGTAACAACTCCGCTAATCCGTGAGTAAACCATATTTCTCCTGACGAACGCTTTGCAACTTCGACTTCCATTCCGGTATGCTCTATTTTTACTGCAAAGGTTGTACTCATAGGCTTTTTGCTAAATTAATCAATACTTGCTCTTGTTCTGATGTTAGTTGATATCGAGCTTCATTGATCTTATTGATCATTGCAACCCACTCATAGTCTAGGGGACTACCTATTGTAGCTTCTTCCTCATCCCCGTCAATCTCTACCAATCTTTTAGATTCTAATAATCCATCTTTTTTTAAAAGACTAATTAACTCTTCCTTTTCCCAAGATGACAAGTCATCATAAAAATCATCTACATCGACGTCTACGTTTACGTATGGCATATTCTTTTGTTTTTAGTTACTTAATTAAATTGGACTCATCATTAGGAATTGACGATACTGTTCATGCTCTGTAAGCATCATCATCTCCTGCTCGTATGTGAAGTCTTTAGAAAGTGTCGTGGTACTTGTCTCTAACTCAACATAGTACTCAGACCACACTCGACGTGCCTCCTCATAGAACTCCTGCACTGTTTCTGAATCTACGAGATCCATGTCGTAGGTTTTGATAACCTTCCCTTGGTCATCCTTTACATTAATTGTTACTTTACTCATATCGTTTTTGCGTCTTTAACTGTTTGAATTAATGCAGGGATCAAACCAAGGAATCCCCAATCGTTACCGAAGAAAATCATCGTTGCTCCGAAAACTAATGCTGCAAATGTTAATGCTTCTTTCATATCTCTCTTTCTTTTATACCTAAAGATCCACACTTAATTTCGTTTATGCAACAGTTGAGCAAAAAAAAAACCAACTTTTTTTACGAGTTGGTTCTTTATTTTGAGAGATACGATTACTTGCCGGTCATGCAGCTAAGTCTGAGATATTGGACATTCTTCTCTATCAATTCCATATCCACATCCTTCATGTCGTATTCCTCAAGAAGCTTGTGTGGAGTTGGAGTTCGTGTGGTATGATCTTTTCGGAAGTCCTGCCCATTGATTGCTGCCCATACTGGATACACTGAGTCTGTACTTCTCATCATTGGATGATCGTAATAAGCAAACTCTGTTGGATCTCCTTGACCTAGACAGTGGATTGGTTTAACCAAGGCTCCTTCTGCTTTTAGGTAATCGTAAGCCATGTGACGTGCTTCTTTGATTCCTTGATCATCCTTCCAGTCGGACAACCATGCTTGCGGTATTGCGATCTTGGAGAATCCAATTACATTAACCCAATCCTGGAAGATACCCCACATATAGGCCTCTAACCAATCCTCCTTAGTCTTACCTTGCGGACAGAAGAAGATGTCGATCTTGTTGAGCAATCCTTCTGCTTCCATACGATCTCTAAATGAGATTGCATTTGTGATTGTTGCATGTTTGTCAAATAGTACGTCCGGTGCAATTACTTCATCAGGCATCAACTCTTTGCAGATGTCGATTAGAATGTCCTCTGTTACTAGTGCACGTTCTGCTGCTGAGTTATCCAAAGTTATCCAATAACCCTCCTCTTTACGAGCTTTGATAAACTCTCGGTAGTGTGGAAACTGTACCCATAGGTGAGCCAATGCAAAGATTCTATCTCCTAGTTTCATCGGCTCTAGGTTGCTTACTGGTGATATAACGTAAAACTCCATATTACAAAGTTACTGTGTAAACCTCTTTGATGACGATCTCGTCTGCTTCATACTTGTCACCTAGCTTTTTAGCTACTGCAAAATCAATTGAGATACCTGGTTTCTTTTCAATCCAAAACTCATTGATAAATGTTGATGATTTGATTTCGTTCTTTTCGTTTCGCTCTACTCGAAACACCGCTACTCTTACTTGCTGATTCATACTACTTGTGTTGTTGTTAAATGTTAAATTTCCTGTGATGGTAGTTCCGATTGTTGTAGTTAGGCAATCGCTATTTGCAATGTACCCATCTCTCGATGTTGATCTATCATACCCCATAACGACTTTGATCTATTAAGTTAAAAAATTCTTGACGTGTACCAATCTCATTGGTCCAGAAGTATCCTGACATCTGAGAAGTCTTCATTACCGACTCGTGCTTAATACCTCGACACTTAACACAGTTGTGTTGTGATTCGATTACCACAGCCACTCCTCGATTACCTACACACAGACGATCGATGTGGTCGTGTATTTGTTTAGTCAAAGACTCTTGGATGTTTGGACGGCGTGAATAAAAGTCTACAATACGATTAAGCTTACTTAAACCTACAACCATATCATCCTTCTCCTTACCTGGAATGTAAGCTACGTGAGCTACTCCTGAGAATGTTAGGTTGTGATGTGCACACATACTCATTACTGGAATACGTGTTTGGCAAATCAATCCCGTATAACCCTCATCGTTAGGGAATGCAGTGATCTCAGGCTCTGCACTAATTGATCCAGCGATTAGGTCATTAACCCAAGCCTTTGCTACTCGATAAGGAGTACGATCGCTATGTGGATCAGCCTTCCAATCGAATCCCAGTGCAGTTAAGAATCCGCCATAATACTCAGCAGCTTTTTCGATCATCTGCTTTTTTTCCTCTTCCGTACGAGGAATGTTACCGTTTGCTTTCTTGATAAGCTCCATACTAATTGTTTATTGCTTTTAATTGTTCTCTAAATATACTATAAATTTTCTGACATTCCAACTCTATTGGCTTATTATCAGCTACCTCAAAGGGTTCAGTATCTTTCTCTGCTTGTCTAGCTTCGTACCTTCTCTTACGCTCCTCCACCGGAACCTCAAGCCATACAAGCTCAGCTTTAGGGTAAGCTTCAAGAATTGCACTGACTATAGTAGGTTGACGAATACCGTCGACGATAATTTCGGAAGGAATGTAATCATCAGTAGCTCTGTGTGATCGCTTATATCTTTCAAGACGCTCTACAGACTTCACAATGGCTGCTGCTATTTGTTGATCTAGGCTCATTGTATCCTGCAGTACGCTTCTATCAGCACTGCCTACAATCTTTCTGACAAGATCGGATACCACTACTCTAAATGAGTCTGGGTTGTACGAACTCTTACCGCTACAGATACGTCCAAATAACAATACTACCTTCATGCTACTACTATACCAAAAAATTCACCATCTTCCGACACAGACACTTTATCTAGTCCAAATTCTACTAAGATATCCTCAGCGATCATCTCACACGACATTGGACCAAAGTTGCAGCATCCGTAAGCTGCATCATACCATCTGTTTGCAATATACTTTTTGAGCTTGTGTTTGAAATCGATAAACTCGATATCTCGATCACCGTGAGACACCTCAGCTGTGCATCGGATCTCAAAAGTGTGACGATGTAGGTATTTTAGATATTCTACATTTGGAAGATTGCAGTCAACCCATTGGTGCAATCCCTCTACGTCAAGTTTTACTTCTATGTACTTCTTCATTACTTAACGTCTTTTGATCCTTGCCACTGGCCATTGTACATCTCAGCTGTCGCATTTTCCATTACGATAATTTGAGCTACTCTTGCTCCTAGCTCCACACGCATGTCTTCGCTAACAATCATAACTCCTCCCATCTCATCTACCTCAAATCCTGGATCATATACACCACTGGTGATGATCACTCCACAACGAAGCATAGAAGAACGATGTCGAATGAATGCAGTCTTATCTGCTGGAAGCTTACATCCCTGATCGAAGGTTATCGAGTATGAACCTGGTTGTAAATGGAATAAGTACTTTCCAGTTGGTGTTAGAGTTGGTGGTACATCTTCGTAG